GGGTTCCGTTGCTAACAAACCTAAAAGATTTGTTAACTCTGGAACTCTCTCTGGCTACTTCGGAATGGTTACCGACTCACTAGTTGAGTTGTACAACCTTGTGCAACTTTATCAATGTGAGGAATTAACTATGGTAGCGCCTCTTGTTGCTTATAATAAAACTATTATAAGTAGTTCGACACGGAATCATAAGATATCCGGTTTTCGCCAAACCAAGCCCTACAATATTGACTCTCCAGTCACTATTGAAAGGTCTTGGAGTACAGGTACCATAGCTGGTGCCTGGAATTGGGGAACTCCCGGGAACTTAGGACACTTTGCGTCGCAAGAAACGTTGTTGCTGAACTCGGTCTATGCCAAGTTTGTCAACCAGGTTGGGGATCAGTCGTCCTTCGGGGCGACTCTGACAGCAGAACGAAAGGAAACTTTCTCCATGCTGACAGCCACTACCCTCAGGCTGGCCTCTGCCGCGCGCAATGTTAAACGGCTTCGTCTTGCTGATGCTGCTCGTGATTTGGGTCTCCCCTATCGCGAACGAACTATCAAGGTGAAGCTAGCGCGTGGAAAACGCAAGAGTGGGAAATCTAGGAGGCCACTTATTGTCCGGCGCAGGGTGTTTGAGTTACCCAATGGTAGAGAAGTCCAAAAGACTCTCGCCAACGGTTGGCTCTTCTATTCCTATGGAGTTGCGCCCCTTATGGGGGACATCTACACGGGGATGGAGACACTCCAAGCTGAGATACCAGATAAATTAATTGTTGCCCGGCGTCGTATGAAACATAGTAAGAACATCACTGTTCTGCCTGTGAAGAATAGGACAACGGGTACAGTTAAAAACTGGAGCGTTAGTGCATCAGTCAAAGCTTATGCGTACGTTAAGGTTACAAATCCTAACTTATACATAGCTAATCAAATGGGCCTGACTAACCCCGTCCAGTGGATAAACGAAGCAATCCCTTTCTCGTTCGTCATTGATTGGTTCAGTAACTTGTCTCAAGTTATTGGTGCCATGACTGACTTTCAAGGAATGAGCGTTTCGAACCGTTGGACGTGTAGCAACTACTTGTGTTATGAGGATTTCCAAAATTTGACGTATACGTCAACAAAATGGAATAAATCACGGCACATTTACAAGCGTGTTTCGGGACTTCCCAGTCCTGTCTTGCGTTTTGGCTACGAGCGTTTTTCTTGGCAACGCGGTCTAAATGCCATCTCTCTCCTGATTGGGTTCCTGCCGCGTAGGTAGTTCTCATCCTTTCATTTTCAATAATATAAAGGACAATTCTTATGCCTACTTTGGCTAACATTACCGTGAAGAAAGCTGACGGTACTACGGACGTTATCTATACGGCCGTTGCGGGCGCTACGGGAGATTCAACTCCCGCTGTTTTCTCCAACAATACTGTGGGCACTACACGAGCCGAACGTCCTACACTGCTTATCAGCAGTAAAGACAACGGCCCGAAAACTGCCCGGCGTATCAATGTTGATTACAGCTGGCCTATCATGGCTACCGATGCTGGTGGCAACAAGGTTGCGAACGGTCGCATGACCGGTACCGCATCTGTTCTTCTTCCAATGAATCAGGATAACGCAGTTATCGGTGAACAAGCAGCCCAGTTCGCAAACCTTCTCGGTTGCGCTCTGGTCAAGGCTTCTTTCTCCGAGGGCTACGCTCCCCGATAAGTTATGACTACAAAGAAATTTATCTTTATCTGTGTCGCCCTTTTGGGTGCTCAGGTCGGGATTAATCTCATGCCATACTTGCCATTGTTTGCTTGATTAATCAAGCTTTAGAAGGACAAACTTGTGACTACTTTGCATCTCGGTATCGAGAGTGAGGTCTTCTCAGCTTTATGCTGGAAGATTGGAACGCCAATCGCTTATAAGGCCCTTAAAATGGCCGAACGAGGTGATTGGTTGGGTATTCTCACCATTGACGTGAAACCCGCATCGTATAGATGCCCCAAGACCTACTTGGAAGATAAGCAAATTGTTAGCTTCTTCAAAAAGTATCCTGACTTAAAGTTAGGTATCGATTTGGAGAAAGCTGCAAAAGCAAACTTCTACGGTAGTGAGGCGCAGTGCTTCCAGACGAATGAGAGACTTAATCCCCTCCTCGATGACTTAGGTTATCATGGTGAGGGCGTCAAATCTTTTGTAAAGATTTGGCGTAAAAAGATTAAGTCTGTTCTACGTCGGGCCCCTCTCGCCATTAATCTTAATGGACGATTTGGGCCTGGATCCACGTTCCTGAACCTCGGCGATAAAATCACGTTAGCTCATAAGCTTACTGACGACTACTCAGCCACACGACAAGCACGATTTTTCCTACAATCGTGGGACCAAACTGCATGGTCGCGATATGCGGCTAGCAGCCTGGATACGGTTGGTGACATTCCTGTTGCCACGTGTCAAGGTCATGCTCTTTACCCAGGAGAAAGTTTCTTTGCTCCACGTGACTTCGCTATCGTACGCGGAAACCGTTTTACGACGGTGACCAAGGACGCTACGAAGCATCGTGGAATCTGCATCGAACCTTCTCTTAATGTCTTTTATCAGCTTGCTGTGGGAGAAACCCTCACACAGCGGATGCTGAGGCATTATGGGTGGGATAAGAAGACGTGTCAAGAGTTTCATAAGACTCTTGCGCGCATCGGTTCCCTCACGGGAGCTGTTGCGACGATCGACTTATCAAACGCGAGTGATACTGTTTGCTACAACCTTGTCAAGTTGTTGCTTCCCCATGACTGGTTTGCATTGTTAATGCGCCTTCGATCGCCTTTCACATTTATTGACAATAAATGGGTTAGACTTGAGAAGTTCAGTTCCATGGGTAACGGTTACACATTCGAGCTTGAGACCTTGTTGTTTCGTACCTTGTGCGAGACTATGGTCGAACTTGAGGGAGTTAAGGAAGACGCTTTTACACCTGGTCTTACAACCAGTGTGTTTGGCGACGACATTATTGTCCCTTCGAGCATCTCGAAACCTACTGTTGCTGCACTGAAGTTTTTTGGATTTGAACCCAATCAAAGCAAGACATTTTTGTCTGGCACCTTCAGAGAAAGCTGTGGAGGCGATTACATGGCTGGACATGACGTCCGGCCGCACTTCCAAAAAGAAGTGTGTGATCAACCACACAGACTTATTGCCCTCGCAAATGGCCTTAGACGGTTTGGTACGCGTCATAACGTACTTGGCGGTCATAATGGCTATTTGCCTGCTTGGTTTAAGACTCTTGACTCGTTGCCTAGGCAGATTCGCATCTGTCGTGGCCCCGAGACCCTCGGTGATCTTGTCATTCATGACGAAGAACATCGTTGGTTGAAGCTTAATCCAATGGGTGTACGCAGCAGCATCCGCTACCTCCGCGTCTGGCGTCCTGTTTCCAACCAATTACTTGGTTGGGAGCATTTTCGTCCGGGCGTGGTCCTTGCGGTTGCGTTGTACGGTGGATCTTCGGGTCTGCCAAGTTCCTATACAAACGATCGTGACCCTCTCGGGGTGTTACGTCGTTCCGGCATCGTCCCCCGAATTGGGGGAAGTTATGTCCGGGGTTATAGGTTCGGCCGAGTAGCCTATTCCTAGTCTTATCAACTAGGGTAGACATCCGATTAGCCATCGGTGGAGTGCCTAGTGGCACATTTAAAGAAGGG